GGTTGTACATATTGGAGATGAAGTTGACAATCATGCCATCAGTTATCATGAATCTAAACCTGACGGACATGGAGCAGGTAGAGAAGCAGACTTAGCACAAGCTGCTATGTACAAATGGTACAAACAATTCCCTAACGTTAAAGTATGTATTGGTAACCACTCAGCCCTTCATAAAAGAAAGGCTCAAACAAGCGGTTTACCAGAACGATTTATTAAATCATATGAACAAGCTTGGGATGCCCCTAAAGGCTGGAAATGGGCTTTAGAATGGGAAATAGATGGTGTTCTATATACTCATGGTACAGGATCATCAGGACAAGCAGGTGCAATCAATAGAGCAAGAGATGCTCGACAATCAACTGTTATAGGTCATATTCACTCCTTTGGAGGGGTTTTGTACTCTTCTAGTGATAAGGATATGATATTCGGTATGAATGTAGGCTGTGGTATCGATATAGATGCCTATGCTATGGAGTATTCACGACCTTTCCCCAAAAGACCAACATTAGGCTGTGGAGTTGTTTTAGATGGCGGAAGAGTTGCTATATTTGTTCCAATGCCACTAGGCAGTAAAATTATCAGGTTACCTAGAAAGTAACTATAGTTTAGTAAATATTAGAAAGTGTGTATTACATTGATTTTCAATGCGGTATGCACTTTTTATTTCCATTAGAATTAAATCGTAAATTTGTATGAACCGAGAAGTAGACGTTAAGATTAACCAATTAATGAAAGAAAAGACTCACTTAGAGGCAAAACTAGAATTGATTGTTAGAGAATTAAGACTTACAGTATTAAAAAATAGTATCACAAATGTTAATGCACATCATACAACTGACCGAAGAGGAAGATGAAAGCTACGACTTCCAAGATAACTCTGAGGAATCGGATGCTTATATCAACATCTATCAGGTGGCGAGTGTAACGGCTGATGAAGAAGATAGGGATAGGTGTTTTGTATATATGGCTAATGAAGATTACTTCTATGTAAACGAATCAGTAGATAGTTTTATTACGAGGTATCAAGCCATTCTGTATGGTTCAGTATTGACAAAGTTTTATGACACTAGAAATAGTCATAATTAAAATAGCTCTCATGTGTGGTGTGTGATTGTGTGTATGTTTTGGTTAACCCTCAGGTAAAATCTGGGGGTTTTTTATCAATCATATAAAGTTTGTTTATCAATCATAAAAGGTAGTAAAACTACTACCATTACCAAAATTATAAACTCTTGTTGTACCTAAATTATAATCTTTTACCTATAATATAAATATACTTGTTATACTTTTATGTATTAAAGTAACATATATTCATATGAATAAGTGTCAAAAAACGCACTTTTTGGTACATATTAATCTTATATAAGTCAAATTGATACTAAAAGGGAAGCCCCATCGTAGAAACGACAGGGCTTATACTTTCTATTAAAACTACAAACAAAACATACTATTTTTTGTTATAGACATTAGCACCATATCCTATGGTACTTACTACTGCTATAACGTATAAACATCTTTCATACCATTCCCAACCTAAAGGGTTATACTTATTGATAATAAACGCAAATGGTAGATACAAACCTACTAATAAAAGCAATAGGTTTATGATTATTTCTTTGTAAATTTTTGGATTCATAACTAAAATGGTAATTTTTTGTCCGTTGGTTTATAATCACCTGCTTTAAATGTGTCCATTTCGCAATAGAAATCACTTTGTTCAGGTCCTGCGTTCTTTTTGTCTTTGATTAGGATAGAACACCATCCTTTGTTTGATGCTGCGAACTCATTCAATTTCTTTAAGTCCTCTGGACCGAATGATACTTTTCTGAATGATCCGTAAGCTGATCTAAGTGTGAAACATCTTCCTAAGAAGTTTTCTTTTTGCGTTGCCATGATATTTGTTTTGGTTTATAAACTATTTTTAATTCCTTCCTTGAATTTCTCTAAGTAAAGTACAGCGTCCATAAGTTCTTGCTGTAAATGCTCAGCCCATTCTTTAGTGTTTAAGTCAGTCCTATCAAGATTAGTTCCGTATTTCGTAAAGCCAACATTAGCTCTATCTTTATACTTAGTAATCACTGTTTCGACTATGGTGTCATACTTATTCTCCATTTGCTTTGTATTTTCTTACTTGCTCTTTTAATTGAGCTCTCCATTTAATGTCTATTGTACCATCGTTTAAGATGTCTTCTACTAACTTAATAGTTTCAGCAGTTACAAATGCATTCTCTTTAGGTACTACTGTAACCTTAACTTCTTTCTTTGTAGTCTTAGTTACGTTTTCCGCTTTGTTTTCTAATTCTTGCTTTTCCATAATTGTTGTTTAGCGTCCTTGACCACGATATGTTTTAGGTCTTGGACTATGTTTGTTATAAGATTTCTTTGCCCTACCTGTCTTCCTCGTTCCGAAATTCACCTTTGTACTCGTCCCAGATGCTGATTTTGCTTTCGCCATTGTCTAAAAATATGTTTAAATTAATTGTTCCGTCTGATACTTGCTGACATACTATTGATGTTCCACCACACATTCCTAAGTGTGTTAAGAACTCCATCTGTGATACGCTTAAACGATCACCGATAGCTTTAATCTCACAAGCAATGAACTGACCATAGTTTTTATGGTAACCAATGATGTCAGGCAATCCTTTCTTACCAATGAAAGACCTTCCTTTGACTGCTAGGTTATTATTCCTCCATACTTCATAACCTAAACTATCTAAATATTCTAGCATCATCTTGGTTAAGTCACTTGCTGTTTTGTATGTCATATAAACGAAATTACATCAATTAATCGAAACGTATCATCTCAACGGTTGGAACTTTTACATATCTAACCCCTTCAACTATCTTAGTTTTACCCCATTTAAAATGTCTTCTTGCCTTTATTCTAAGCATCTCAGCCCTAATAAAGTAGATTCTATCTTTAAGGTCAAAGTTGATAGCAAAGAACTCGACTCTTGTATCAGCTATTCCACTAGGTTGACCATTATTCTCATATTCAAGCCACATATACTTCTGCTTTAAGGCTTTTGGCTGTTGGATAACTATAACCTTTGTGTTCCTAGCAAACAATAACAATGCCTGATAAGTACCATCAGCAGCCTTAGCTTGTTCTATGTCGAACTTGCGAGTATTCTTATAGTTTCTATTTAAGTCCACTTCTTCTAGGTAGTTTTAGTTTCTTAACGTAAAAGTATAGTGTTCTAGTACCCATACCTATACCAACCGCTATATCAGTAACATCGTTAAATCTAGCAGTGTCATACCATGCTCTTTTAATGATTCGTTCCTTCATATTCTCTATGTTAAGGTCTTCGCCTTCTATATATTCTACATCACAAGGTTTTTGCTTTAGTAGTTTCATAGGTTATTTGTTTTGATTAAGTATAAATTGTTTTACCCAATTTGCACCATCTATAAATCCATAGTTGTATTCATCTATTCTGTCATATGGGCTATCTGTTTCACTTTCTTCTATCTCCTCATCACTTGGTAGTTCTATTGGTTTTAGTCTATCAATAACATCTTGCATAGGACAATCACTCCAGCTTATTATAGCATTTCTTAATTGTTTTTCTGTTAATAGGTATATTTTCATAATTTATAGTTTATAGTCTTCAAATGTGGTTGTTTCTCCAATAAATCTAACGGCTAAATTTCCCGTCTTGCCATGTCTGTTTTTTTCTACCTTAACGATAACTAGGTCATCAGGGTCATATTCTTTGCCTCCAATAGAAACTGGTTCTTTCATTTCGTAGTAAGATGGTCGCATAAGCATAATAACAATGTCAGCGTCTTGTTCGATGCTACCAGATTCTCTAAGATCGGATAACATTGGTAGCTTATCAGCCCTTTCTTCTACTTTACGACTTAACTGCGATAAGGCGATGATAGGTACTTCCAACTCTTTTGCTAAGGCTTTAAGGCTTCGGCTGATGTTACTAACCTCCTGCTCTCTGTTTTGGTTTGCTTTGCCTTGTCCACTCATAAGCTATAGATAGTCTAGGAATATAACCTTAATACCATACTTCTGCTTAAGAATAGTAGCCTTAGCTCTGAGTTGTGAGATACTGATTCCTCCAGTATCTTCTATGTAGATGGGTGCTGTTATTATTTTGTCATCTGTCTTTAAAAGTAGCTTCCTTTCGTAATCATTCAAATTATTCGTTCTAAGGCGTTTTAAAGGCACTTGACTCGTTATTGACTCTAACCTTTCAACAAGCTGTTCGGAGCTCATTTCAAGGCTAAAAATAGCCGTAGGGACGTTATTTAGGATAGCTAAGTGATAAACACTTGAAAGCATCATTGCAGTCTTACCTGCTCCTGGTCTTGCAGCTATGATACATAGGTCAGGTTTACACCAACCTGCTATAGTCTTGTTTAGTTCATCAAAACCAGTATTAAATCCTAAAAGTTCGCCATTACTTGCTAAATCCCTAGCAAAGTTGATAGCCATAACTACGTCTGTGATGCTTTTTTCGTAGATATTACCATATTCAAGTAAACCTATAAGTTGACTATTTAGCTCTGAAAGTAAATCTATAGATTGACTATCGTTGTCTAAACATTCATTTTCAGCTATTTTAAGCACTTTATAAGCTTCACGCTTCTTATACATCTCAATAACAATCTCAATATGAGTGTTTAAATGAGCAGTTGTAGTTACATTATCAGTCAACTTAGATAGGTAATAAGCTCCACCATTGTCTTGTATGTCCTTATCTTGGGAAAGTTTTTGAGCTACAGTTGTAAGATCTATAGATATGTTAGTATCATACATTTCCTTAATAGCATTAAAGATTTTTTGGTGCTTTAGATCATAGAATATGTCAGTTTTTAGATGACCAATGACTAATGGTATAGACCTTTTGTCTAAAAGCAATGCACCAAGTATGTTAGATTCAATATCTAATGCTTTTGGTAGGTTTATAGCTATCATAATTGATATAATTTACCATAGTTTTTAATAGTCTTTTGTATTGACCTAATTTCTTTTTGAATCTTCTTTTGTAGTATCATGTATGATTTAGCTAACCAATTGAAATTTTTATCTTCTAATTCTTTTCTCATTTCTTCTAATCGTACATATTTAAACTCTAAGTCAATTATTCTATCTTCAAGTCTATATACTTCCATAAAAACTCTATTATTGAATGTATTATCTAATTTTACATTGGCAATCATGCTATTTTCAGTTATTTTAATTTTACCAACAGTTCCGATAGGTGTCATTATTTAAGTTTTATTTGTGTAGTTATTTTGTTTGTAGGTACTTGGTTAAATTCCTTTGGCTTAATTATCTCATCATAGAATGATTGGTTATTTAAGTAGGTATCAGGATTCTTTCTGTATTGTTTATCAGGTTGTGCTATTATGTATTCTTTAGTATGCTTAATAGCTTGTGTTCTTTGATTGTCAGTTAGTTTATTCCATTTAGACTCTAGTTTAGTCTTACTACCAACCTTCTTATCATATAAATCCCACCATGTATTGAAGGATATATTAAGTATTAATTCTTTTCTATTAATAACTATATTATTATGTGCCAGTTTTCTGGCTGAGGGGTTAGCCAGTTTTTCGGCTAGGGTAGTAGTCTTTTCTGGCTGAGGCATATGTGGTATTTCTAAGTTGATAACTAAAGACCTAAAATCAAAATCTCCATTAGGTTTTAGTTTTATTATCCTGCCTAAAATACCAACCTCTTCTAATTTCTTTAAGTGATCCTTAATTGTAGATTCAGAACAATCCAAACATTCCCCTAAATACTTGTTAGATGCAAAGCAATAACCCCTTTCGTTCATTAAATTAGCTATTAAAGCTATTAATAGTTTCTGCTTATCAGTCAAAGTCTTGCTTAATAAGACTGACGCAGGTAATGGTGCAAACCAATTATGATTCATAAAATAAAAGTGCCCTATCAAGTTCCCCCCAGTCGGATTGGGGGTTCATATCAAGGGCAATAAGTTCTTAATGAGTATCCGACACTCACGACAAATATACTATTTATCCTTAACTATCCTAAAAATGACATCTCTGTCATTATGCTTAAATCTACGCTTTAATAACGGGCTAAGTGATTTCTTTATTGAGTCCTGTGTAATCCTTGTATTCCTTGCTGCATGAGCTAAAGATTTAAACAATACTTCACTTTTAT